GCTCGTTTCCGGCCGAGCGGCGCGGATAGCCGGTAAAGAATTTCGGAGGCACGATGCCCGTCGGGAAAAAGTCCGTAGCATGCGACAACCCCGCATGCAAGAAGATCGGCCAGACTCAAGTGGTCGGAAGCCGTCAGGTCGCGTGTGACTGCGGGCGGAAATTCGCTCGCAAGACCCTGGCCCCAGGCGTCCCGGCGACCAAGTAGTGTTCCACGATCTTCTTGTTTGCGGAGCCGTTACCGTCGGGCTCTTCGGGTTTGCGTTCTGCGCGTGGTATCTCTTCGGGTTGGTCGGCCGTCTTTTCGGGGCTCAGCGATGAACGCGATTCGCCCGATTTTCTGGGCGTATCTTGGTCAGAAATGCGGCCACCTCGCCAAGCAGGCCAGCATCGAGCGGATGCTCCGAGCCCGCGCGAAGTGGCTGTTCGCTAAAGGCGGTGCGAAGATCACGGTTCCGGTGAAAGTCGCCGATCGTGAGATGACGCTGCACACGAACGTTGGTGCTCGTGGCTGACCGTTCAGAAGAGCACGGCGAAGACTGCCGCAGCGGGGCACCCACCGCGAACGTCAGCGAAACGGGCAACATCGGCATCGTGCATTGTCACGAGTGCTGGAAGTACACGGACGATATGCGCCGGGACGGCGATCTCGTTCACGAAGCCGTCGCGGTCATCGTGAACGCCGGCACCCTGGCCGTCGAAAAGAGTGCCGCCTTCACCGCGGCGGACGCGTTCCTAGCCCGGAAGTTCAACGCTGCGGGTTATTCGAAGGACGTCGTGGCCGCCACGAAGGTTGACCCGTGGAAGCTGTAAGCCCGTAGAGACTTTGGGAGCGGACGTCCCCGAAGGAATCAAAGATGCCAAGGAACCCAAAGAAGCCGATCAATTGGCTTGCCGTCCGAACGGCTTACGTGGTTCACGGGTACAGTGCTCAGCGATGCGCTGACGAATTCGGCATCAACCCTACCACCGTAAAAAAGAAGGCCTCTGAAGAGGGCTGGACTACCGAACGCACCCGCTATGCTACCGATGGGGCTACCGTAGTAGCCGAAGAAATGCGTGCGGTAGTGTCCGCGCATCTTCGTGGGCAGGCCGCTCGTGTCGGTCGTGCGCTCAACCTTCAGGACGCGATCCAGGAAAAGATCGGCACGCTGATCGATTCGGTCGACCTGACAAAGCCCGGTCAGCTTCGCGCGATCGTCGAGATGAACCGCACATCCGTCGAATCTCTTACGAGACTCGTCGAGTCTGATCGTTTGGTTCGCGGTATCACGTCCGGCAAGCCGAGCGATGGCGAAATCGAGCAGGTCGACGACGCGTTTACTTTCACGATCGACGAAGAGGCGCTCGAGGAAGCCAAGAAGCTCGCGTGAAGACGGTGAAGTTGCTTCCGAAGCAGCTGCTCTTCATCGCAGATGATCGGAAGGTCGTCGGGGCGCGCGGCGGCATCGGTTCGGGCAAGACGTTTTGCACGGCGTGGTGGTTGATCAAGCAGCAGTCTGAATATCCGAAAGCGTCGTTCGGCGCGATCGGTGCATCGTTCACGCAGCTCCACAAAGGCTTCTTCAAGACGCTGAAGGGCTTGTGTGACGCGTACAAGATCGATTATCGGTATACGACGAGTCCGCGGCCGACGCTGAAATTTCTGAAAACCGGCGCGCTTGTCGAAAGCCTGTCGGCCGAGCAGCGCGAGCAGATTCGTTCGCTTGAGATGGATTTCGTGGCGGTCGAAGAGCCTCAGACCTGGGAGTCAGGGCAAGAGACGTTCACAACGCTCGTTGGTCGTCTTCGTCCGTCGCCAGCCGCGATCGCGCATTACCCGGGGCTTCTTCCGAAGATCCGGCTCACGTTCAACCCGCCGCCGGTCGGACATTGGCTGTACGAGCTTTTCGAAAAGCAGTGGGCCGGCATCTATCCGTGTTACCGGATGAGCCTTTGGGAGAACGTGATTCACCGACGGATCGATCCGTCGTATCTGCCTTTTCAGCTTGAGACGATTCCGAAAGATCGCCACGCTCGAGAGATTGATGGGCACTGGGGGACGATCGCCACGGGCGTTTATCGCGGGTTCGACGCGAACAAGAACACGATCGAGGGCCTTCGATCGGTGAATCCACAGAAGCCGATTCCCGATCCGTTGCCGCCGTTTGCGCTTGATCCGAGTAAGCCGCTTCGGTGGTCGCTCGACTTCAATGTCAGCTGGATGGCTTCGTCGGTCTCCCAGATCCATGCCCAGCCACTCATCACGCGATTCGTTCCGACGGGCATTCCGGGGAACACGAAGCGCATCGAAGAGCCATCGAATCCGGCGTATCAGCGGCGCGTCCTCTATGTGCTTGACGAAATCTTTCTCCCCGACTCAGCGATCCAGAACGTCGTCGCAGAATTTATTCGGCGGCACGGCGACTTTGCTCGACGATCAGGCCTCGTGATCTACGGGGACGCTTCGGGCGGCGGCCGATCGCAAACGATCGATTCGAACGAGTCGGTCCGCAGTGTGTGGTCGATCCTTCGACGTGAACTAACCCGGGCAAACATCAAGTTCGACTGGAAAGTCCAGCGCCGCAATCCCCCGGTCGTTGATCGCATCACCGCGGTGCGCGAATGGTTCAACCTCAACGGCCGGGTTGGGCTGATCACGTCAAGTGAGACGTGTCGCGAGCTCGTAAACGACTTTAATCTTGTTCAGTTTGTGCCAGGCAAGAACGACATCGACAAGCGCGATACGTCCTCCGAGGAGGGCAAGAAGCGAACCCATCTCTCGGATGAGATCGGGTATCTCTGCTGGGTCGAAGCCGAGCTCGCACGTCGTCCTGATTCGATAGAATGGTCTCTTGTGAGGTAGTCGTGTGGCCTTCCGCGAGTTGGTCGACGGCTTAGCCCGAACGCTACCTGAAGGCGCGAGTGAGCGATTCGTTCAGCTAACCGCGCTTGAGAAAATGCTCTCGGGCGATCTGTACGAGCACCTGACATTTTCGTTCGAAACGGAGAAGGCACCGGGTCAGGGATACGTCCCGATCCGCGAGCGCCGGCCGTCAGTCGATTTCAACCTCGCCTACGAGATCACGCAAGACACGCTCGCGGAACTTTTTGGCGACGAGCAGTTTCCGAGGCTCGCGGTCATGGTCAACGGCGACCAGGACGAGAACGCCTCGAAAGCCGTCTCTGATCTCATCGGTCCGTACGGGCTGAACTTCGCATCGGTGATGGCGCAGGCGTACGAAGAAGGCGTTGTTGGCGCGGTCGGCGTTGTCGTACATAAAGGCGCCGACGGGCTGCCGTTCTACGACGTCCTGCCGGCGAAATGGTGCGAGCCGGTTTACGCCGAGCGATCAAACCGCCTTCTCGCCCTCGTCGTGACGTATCCTATCACCGACGATCAGGCCGAAGAGCAGTTCCCGGGCATCACGCTTGAGCTCGGGAACGAGGGGCAGAAAACGTACTGGTATCGGTACGTGGTCGGCCCGAACGTTATTGTTGACTATCGCCCGCTCTCAGACGAGAAGTTCGCGAAGCTGGGCGAAAAAGATCAGCAGGGCAACGTCATCGAGTTCCAAGAGTTCCAGGCGGAACCGCACGGATTCGGTGCGCTAACTCCCGCAGTCTACGTGAAGCATCCCGGTGGGAAGCAGCGTGACACGGAAGGGCCGTGTTTGTGGTGGCCGATCCGGAACATTTGCGTGGAAGCGGATTACACGCTCTCGCAAGCCGGCCGCGGCTTGAGATATGCTGCCGACCCGATGCTCTTCATAAAGAAGAGCGGCCTCGTCGGCGACATGAACATCGGTCCTGGCGGCTACAACGACGCGGCCGAGTTTTCGGCTTCATCCTCCGCGCAGATTTCCGATAGCGGCGATCCGGTCCGCGGCGTTGGTCAGACAATCGTCGGCGACGACGCGAAGCTGCTCGAGATCTCCGCGAACGGCATTTCCGAAGAGCGCGAGTACGTTCGCGATCTTCGCGAGTACGCACTCGAAGTGCTCGGTGGCATGAAAGCGAGGGCGGAGCACCTCAAGGGCGCTGCGTCCGGCACTGCGATCGACAAGGGCCTCAAGCCCCTTCGTCGACTCGTTCGTCGCCTTCGTGGGCCGTACGGGATCGGGTTGCTGCTCGGGCTCCTAAACCTGACGTTGCACGGCATTCGTGAAGGCGTGTTCGACTTGTCGTCGCTCCACATCGACGCGATCAAGATTCCCGATAACGCGCGTATCACGCTTGACTGGCCGAACGACGAAACACTCAAAGGCCAGGAGCTTTTCTACCACGTCGAGGGATTGCAACTCGCTGCCGGCGGTACGGTTCAGGCTCCGGTCCAACTCATCGCGCCCGACGTCATTGGCGCTCGCCTCTCCGGCGATCTCGGCTTTCACGACGCCTACGACACGATCAAAGGTGATCTTCAGACTGAGACGGAGCGCAACCCACCTCCCGCGCCAACAAACGGCAACGTTCCGCCAGCCGATCGCGGTAAGCCGAAGCCCTAGCTCCGAGGACACGGAGCACCTCAAAAACTTCGCCCGGACGGGTGAGGGGTAATTCATGCCTATCGAACTGACCGCCGAAGAGCAAGCGAAATTCGATGCTCACCTCAAAGAGCTCGGCGTTGAGAAAGGTCTCGACGTCGTAAAAACGCTCAACGCCGAGGCAAAGGCCAACCGTGAGCGCGCCGAAAAGGCTGAGGCGGAAGCCAAGGCTCTCAGAGACGCGGAGGCTGCGCGCAAAACCGACGAAGACAAGCGGAAATCTGACGAGCAGAAGGCGAAAGACGACGCCGAGAACGCCAAAAAGACAATGGATCAGCGTCTCGAGTCTCTCGAAAAGAAACTCGCGGCTGCAATCGACAGCGGCGACAAGGCCGCCGAAGACGCGCGCGCCGAGCTTGCCGAGAAGATCGCAAAGCGCGATCAGCGTCTTGCGATGGCCGCTCTTCGCGCAGCGGCGAAAGACCGCGGCATTATCGATACCGATCTTGTTGACATGCTCGACCTCTCGAAGGTGAAGGTCGACGACGGCGAGGTTGATCTCGATGCGATCAAAGAGCTGATCGAGCAACACGCCGAGGCGAAGCCGCACCTCTACCGCGAGGGCGAGGATCGTGCGCGCGACGAGAACGGTCGCTTCGTTCGTCCGGTGCCGAATGACAAGAACGGCAAGAAGATCGACTGGAACGCGCTCTCGGAAAAAGAGTTCGACGAGAAGCGCGAAGCGATGCGCGCCGGTCGTCTCTAGGAAGCAATCGTTCCCAAAAGTTTCCCTACGCGCGATCGTCGCGCGTAAAACGCCTGTGGCGCCTGCGGACGCGGTGCCGGGTGTGGTTTTCGGCTGGACAGCTGATGGCCGTATTCGACACTTCTCACACGCATCCACAGGGAGGCCATTTTGGCTATCAATTCAGGATCGGCCGGCAATGGTCTGCCGGGTGCGATCATCAACGTCATCGAGCAGCAGAACTACCTCGATCGCCTGCTCCGCCGCGCTCTCCGCGCGAAGCGCGTTCTGCGCGCAGCTGCGGCGCAGCGATCGCTTGAGTACTTCGACGCGCGCATCGGTGAATCGAAAACCTTCACCCGTACGGGCGCAATCACTCCGAGCACCACGGCGCTCAATCCGGCGAATAACACGGGCCTCGACAACGGCCTGACTCCGGTGAGCCGCGGGTTTGAGCAGTGGACCGCGTTCCTCAACGAGTGGGCTGGTGCCGTCAACCTCAACGTTCTTGGGAACGAGACGCTGCTTGGCGATCTCTACGAGGACGACATGGTTGAACTCGCGGAAGCCGCCGAGACGTCTCTCGAGAACGTCTGCTGGCTGCGCGCGATGGCGGCATATGACTCCGGCGATTCCTTCGCGCTGGCTGCGGTCACCGCGGGTACGTCCCTTCACGTCGACAACATCAACGGGTTCTCGACGGCCTATCCGACGACAAACTCGCCGTCCTACGGTTTGCCTCAGCCCGTATCGACGAGCAATAAGCTCGCGATCTTGGTGATCAGCGGATCGTCGGGCGCCGTGATCGGCTCGGCGAACGTTCAGGCGGCAGCGGCGGATGGTTCGAACATCAGCTACATGCAGACCGGCGCCACCGCGTACGGCGTGTCCGGCGTGCTCACGCTCGATGCCAACATCACGTGCGCGATCGGCGATCGCATCGTGGCGATGGATCCGAACAATCCGTCGACGACGGTGTTCAACCCGACGTACAAGGACGGCTCCTACGTCGTGCGTCCGCTCTCGGCAGGCATCATGGTGCAGGACGCCTACAAGATGGCGGCGAGCAACATCGTTTCGCCGTCGGTGCAGATCCCTCAAATGGTTGCTCTTCTTTCGCGTCGTCGGGTTCCGCGTCTTTCGAACGGTCTCTACGGCGTGGCGATCGACGCGACGCTCTTGGGCTCGTTCTACAGTGACCAGGGATTCCAGATCGCCACGCAGGGCACGTTCGATAAGTCGGCCGTGTTCGAAAACGGCATCATCGCGAAAGGCTGGGGCGTCGAGTTCGTCGAGTGCTCGCAGGTCCCGGTCTACCAGGCTCCGGGCGGCGGGTTCGCTCTTCGTCACGCGTTCGCATTCGGTGCGGACGTCATCTCGGAGCACCCGTTCATCGGGGCGAAAAACGCGCAGACCGTTGCGGCGCGCGCGGGCGACATTACCGACTCGCGGTGGATCGATCGCATCCGCATGATCACCCAGGCGCCGCTTGATCGGGCAAACGAAGTCGTGAAGATGACGTACAAGTACGTCGGCGACTTCCAACCCGGCACCGACAAGGCGTCGAACCCGTTCATCATCAACACGTCGGACTTTGCTCGGTATAAGCGAGGCGTGTTGTTGCAGGCAGCCGCTGCCTTTTGATGAAAGCCGCGTTCTTGCTATTTGATCGGATCGCGAGGTTGTTTTCGTCGTCGTCCTCACGGGTAGAAGTCAAACAACACGTTGCTTGCTTTAGAGCTTAATGAGGACGACGATGACAACGTATCCAAACGAACAAGCCATCTCAGACGCGAAGGCGCTCGCGAACACGGCGGTGCGTGGTGCGATCAAGGTCGCCCACGAAATCATTAGCGGAGTGCAGAACCCGACGTTTCCGTCTTACTCTCCAGCCGATCCCACTGGGAAAGGCGGACTAGCCGGTGGCGCGCACGAGCTCTCAGAGGCGCCAAAAGACGAGAATCTCGACGCGGTGCTCAAGGATCACGAAGAGCGTCCGAAGGTCGAGTACAAAAAGACGAAGATGCATCGCATCGACGGCGCTTCGTATCACGTATTCATGGGCTTCGTGCCGAGCGAGTACAAGGATTCCTTCAAGCCATTCGATGCGCTCGTTATTGATCCCGAGAAAAGCCTCGAAGATCAGCCGGACGTCGAGTTGGACGACTTCGATATGAAGGCGCGCGCGGACGTACAGTTCGGCGCGGGCGTGGCGCTCATCTACTTGGAGTCTGTTCTGAGGTCGTAAATGGCAGCACCCGAAACACTGCTTCCCGCGACGTCCGCGCCGCATCCGTTCGTCGGTAAGAAAACGGATCGCTGCGCGGGCTGCGGCGCGGTCTATGCTGCGGGGCAGCACTGGCGAACGATCTAGGATACCGGAGGGACTGAGATGCTGACGCAAGCGCAACGCATCGCAGTCCGCCGGCATCTTAATATCGGATTTGCTGGAACCGGGCAGTCTGGACGGCTTGCGGGTTGGCGCTTCTCGAGATTTTTTGAGGATCTCGAGTATAAGATGAGCAACTTTCAGCCGTCGGAAGAGCAGATTCTAACGGGAAATGCGCTTGGATCGTACGCGATCAACGGCGCGCCGCAGGTCGGCGACGTGCTCACGTACACGCTTACTCCGGCAAGTGGCTCGCCGATCGTCGCGACCTACGACGTGACGAATTCGGACCTCAATCCGCAGTCGAACCCGGTCAACCCTTCGGAAGCGGCACCGACGTTCTCGATCGCGCTGAATTCCGCTCGAGCGTTTAACGGCGTAGCGGGGGCGTCAGGGTACAGCGCCGTCGGCGCGATGCCGGCCGATCTCTTTTCGCCGCAGTACCTTCCGCCGTATTTCGCGGAATTGATCGTCACGGGGCCATCGCCTACGCCGTTCGTGCTCACGGGCAGCGTGGCGGGTCGAACGAATCTTGTCGTTGAGAATCCCGGATCGCCGTCTCCCGTCCAGGCGACCTTCACGAACCCAGTAACGGGTAACGCGGAGACGCTCTACGGGCTCATCGCGATCTGCGATTTCCTCGCCAACTCGATGACGCAGGCAAGTCTTAGCCTCACCTATGTCAAGGCGGACGTCGTGACGTTTCGAAACGACGAAGTGAGTGCCCGCCGTGGTGTTTATCGTGAGTACTGCATGCAGCTCGCGAAAGCGATCGGTGGCGACGAGTATATTCGCAAGTTTAGCGGCGCGTCGAGCGGTGGCGCATGCGCGTAACCGCTGACGAGATTGTTCGGGCCGTTGATTGGACGCGCGAGCAGTGCTCGGATGCGATCGCGAACGACGACAGCGTGGCGATGCTCGGGAAGCCGTCGATGAAGGTTGTCGCCATGCAGATGGCGTCGGTTGCGCTTTGGTTGCTTTCCATCATTGCCTTATCGGTGTGTTCGGAGCCCGAGCCGGAATCGATCTTGCCGATCGAAACGCCGAAGCGAGGTCGCCCGCGAAAGACTGCTGCCTAGCGAGGGATCGGGATGTTTGGTCCGACCGATCTCAAGCAGATCGACCTCGCCATTCAAGCCGGTCGCGGTGCAGCAGCGTCGGTCCTTGGCCAAACGTACGACGTCTATCGACTCTCTAGCGCCTCGAATGGCTCAATTCTCGACGGTGAGCCAGTCATCACGGGTTACCAGGGTCGCCTTCGTCGGATTACTGATCGGAAAGCGATCGAGGCGGACCCACTTGAGCTGATCGTCGCGGAGTTCACTCTCTCGAATGTCGATCTTGAGCTTGGCGATATTCTCGTCGAAACCGGTTATGAATCCGACGGCGGGCGGTGGTGCTTCGCACAAGCTAGGCCGACCCGTGAGTCCTTGTTCGTCCGGTGCGAGGAACTCGTTCAAATATACCGTCCGCGTGTCGGCAATCTCGTTCCGACCGGCACGCCGAACGCCGCGACGCCGGGGGCTCCGTTCGTCTCGAGCACGTTCGCTTCGTCGGACGTTTCGACGCGTGAATCGCTCTCGCTGACCGATGGCGTCTACAACTTTTCGCCGCCGAACATCGCCGCGGCGGACATTCCGATCGGCATTCAGATGACCGCCAGAGCGGGCGGAACGCGAGCGAACGCGCTCCCGTCTTCTTCCGCGACGGCCAGGTTCGTGGGGTACATCCCGCCGCTGCCGGGCATCACGATCAACTCGGACGACGTGCTCTACCTCGATGACGACCACTCGTACATCGTCAATTCGGCCCTTCAGGAGGCTCCCGGTTTTCAGGGCACCGTGATGGTGCTCGAATTGATGGGCGACTGATGGCGACCGCGAGCAGAGTCGACATGATCCTGGAATCGATCTTGCCGCTGATCGCCAATGCGATCGCGACGAACGAGATCTTCCCGATCTCTACGAACACGGTCAATCGTTTTCTGCAGGGTTGGAATATCACGGCTGGCTGGCCGGACGCGAACGAACAAGACTCCATCCGGTACGCTGCCGAAGACGGCGGCTACACAATAGCGGTCAACGCCGTCGAACCGACCCGGCAGTCGTCCCAAAAGTGGATTGATCCGCCCACGGTAGTTCTCAACGATGGTTCGATGCGTCAGGAAGTCGCTCGCCGATCGCAGCGCGTGCAGTCGACCGTCTGGGCCGCAACCGACACGCTCCGTGACGAGATCGCGGACGCGATCATGCAAGCTCTCGGAACGGACGTTGCCGGCGGCCAGTGGCTGATGCTTCCCGACGGCACGAAAGTGCGTATGCAGTACGTTCTCGGCCCTCGCCGCACGGACGAAATGATCGCGGAAGTGCAGCTAAAGCGCGCCGATGTCCTCATCGACGTGGACTACGGCGTGCTCTCGGCCCCCGTCACCTACGAAGAAATCGACGAGGCAATCGCGACGATCGCCTTCCCTAACCGCACGCTCACCATCACCGAAACCTAGTCGCAAGGAGACGCCCGTGGCCTTGGTTGTCACTCGAGCGCCGTTCGAATTGAACGGGCGCTATTACGCCGTGGGCACCACGCTCTCTCCCGAAGACGCGGCACTTGTCAAAGCCGATCGCTCGAAGTTGCGCCTCTGTGTGGATCAGCCGTCGATCCTTGACGGTGCGCCTACCCCCAACATCCCTGCGCCGGTGACGGTCGCGCCCTCCGAGGAGTCGTAAGTGGGAAACAACCTTCCCGGCGTTACCGTCACGCTCGTTCCCGCGTCTCCGGCCGCGGTGCAGACGGGCTTTACGAATCTCATCGGCATTGTCGGCACCGCAACCGACGGACCGCCGAACACACCGCAATATTTCTCGGATGCGAATTCGATGGCTGCGGTCTTCGGCACGGGATCGCTTCTGAACAGTTCGCTCGTTCGTGAAGCGCTCTCCGCCATGCCCGAAGGTGCCAACTTCGTCGGCGTGCGCGTCACGGACGGCACGGAGACCGCTGCCGTCATCGAGCTGCTCGACGGTGCGGGGGTTGTCGTAGCCTCGTTCGTCGCGATCCGTCCGGGATCGAACGCGAACGCGGCGACCGCGATCCTAACCCTGCAGTCGGGCACGATCACCGCTTCTCCCGTCTACCGCGTCACGCTGAACTACTCGAACCGCTCGAGCGAGCAGTTCGGCGGGATCGTCGGTTACGCGACCGCAGGCGGTCCGTACGTCGCGGCAACCTTCATCGCGAACCTCTTGGCTGCGATCAACGGCACGACGCCGAACTCCCTGGCTTCGCAGAACTTCGTGGCGACGGCCGGCACGTCTACTGCGGTCCCGGTGACCGGGACGACGTTCACCGCCTCGGGCGGCACGGACGGCGCGTCCGGCGTCACGTCGGCGCAGCTGCTCGGCGTGCCGGGCGACTCCGCAACGCGCACGGGCATGTACGCGCTCGGCGGGACGGGGTTCGACTTCCTCATCCTCGCAGCGAACACGGACCCCTCGGTCATCCCGGATGCAATCGCATTCGCGGAGTCCGAGCAGACCGGGTTCATCATGCACGCGTTTCCGCTCGGTTCGTCGCCGACGCAGATGGTCGCGAACAAGATCACAAACTCCCTGTCGTCGCCGTGGCTCATCACGTGCGGCTTCTGGGACTACGTGTTCGACACGTACTCGGGAACGCAACTCTGGGTCTCGCCGATGGGCAAGATCGCCGGCATCATGGCGTCCTTGGACCCCTCGGACGATCCGATCAATCAGCCCACAGCGGGCGCCGCGGGGATCAACCAGACCGAGGCCACCGCGGGTCAGGGCCTCGATGCGGGCGATCAGTCGCTGCTCTTCGAGAACAACATCATCTATCTCGGAAAATTCTCGTACACGAACAATCTCTTCCGACTGGCGCACGGTCTCGCCTCGGACGGATCGTTCATCGCGGACTCGCGGATGCAGATCGAAGTCGCAAGCGCCGTGAAGTCGTTCCTGTACAACTACATCGGCGCGAAGCAAAGCGTCCCACCGCTCAACGTCTCCGATCCCTCAGCAGATACGGACAAAACGCGCACCGCGGTGCGTAACGGTCTCAACGCATTGGGATCGCAGTATGAGAACGCGGGTGAACTTCAAGACTTCAACGCGATCTGCGACAAGACGAACAACCTCAGTTCGACCGTGCTCGCACGGCAACTGATCGTGAACGTGACCGGCGAGACGTTCCCGGCGGTGTACTTCGCGATGGCGTTCGTGCAGGTCGGCTCGACCGTTGCGGTCTCCGGACTGCTCGGGCAGGCCGCCTAACTTCCTCTTACGGTCGGTTGACCGTCGCCCCTGATCGGCACGCAGCGTCGTGCTTTTTTTGCGTTGCCAATTAGGAGTGCCCGCAGATGCCCGTCAACACGCTGAACACGTTCAACACTGGTACGGACCTCACCGTAACGGTTGTCGATCTCGATTCGGGCGCGTCTATCTCGTTCGGCGGATTCATCACCGAATTTCAGGGATCCGCAAACCACGATCTCATCACGGTCAAGCCGATTGATCGCCCGACGAACGTCAAGCGTTTGGCGTACGGCGATTACGCGGTGATGATCAACGTGACGCGATCGACGGGCGATCTCGAAGACCTGGAAGCGAAGAACTTTCAGGACTACATCACGTCTGGAATCAACCACCGATACACGGTGACGGCGTCTGTTCTGAATCAGGAAGACGGCTCGTTCAACGAATACCAATATCAGAACGCGTTGCTCTACGTGGAAGACTTCGGCCCGTACCGCAAAGACCAAGACGTTGTGATGCGCGTGCGCATCGAGGCCGAGCAGAAAATCAAGGTCAATTAGAAAGCAGTAGCCATTGCCTAAAGACAAATTCGCCGACTTTGATAAAGCGCTCGGGCCTCTCTCGCAACGAACTACCGAAACGACGGCGCGCAGTGGTCGCGTCTTCGTTCTCCGCGAGCTCAACGGCGCGGAGCTCTTGACGGTCGATCGAATGGTCAACTTCGCGAAGGACTTCAGCCCGATCGACGTCTCGTATCGCCGCGTTCTCGCCGCGATCGTAAGCGTAAACGGCGTCGATGTTCCGGCTCTCGACAATGAATCGGACCTTAAGGGCATGTTCTATCGTGTGCACGGATCGGAAATCGAAGACTGCGGCAAAGCATATCGTGAAGCGTTCGACGTTAGCGGGGAAGACCTAAAAAACGAGTTCACGGCGACGGAAGACTCGCCAGAGTCGCCGACGCCATCCTCGCCGGCATCTCGTACCAGGAAACGCTCCTCCTCACCGACGGAGAGTTAGTCGCGCTCACGATCGCGGTCGGCGAGCGACGACTCGGAACGTACGACTACGATCGGTTAGGATGGAAGGTCCCGCCGCGTCTTTTCGTTGTTGACATCGGAGTGAAATGACACCTCGTCAATTCGCGACTCGCATGTTTGAACTTGCGGCGACATCGGCCACGACCGAGCATCTGGGTGAGACGCTCATGGCCCAGGCCGTGAAGCGACATATTCAAGAGACGTACGGGGACGCGAGTAAGCTGCAAGACCTCGCGGAATCCACACAAGCTGAACGCGTGCGATTGGGATACACACCGAACGATCCGCTCGTCCGAACGGGCGAGTTGCTCCGCGATTCGATAAAGATCGAGTACGACTCTCTTGGCTTTCGTGTCGGCTCCGAGGAGCCAGTGGCCGAATACCAAGAATTCGGGACGGCTCGCATCCCACCGCGGCCCGCTATCGCGATCGGATCGGCTGCGGCGTTGCCAGAAGTGGAAGCGATCGCGGGCGCTACGATGAAGGCGATGACGGGGAACCGTCGTCCACTGGAAGTGCTCGCATTTGCCGAGGTTTCTCGGGACGAGGCGATCTAGGCACGAACCGTGAGGAGAGACTCGCGGCGCGCACGTGAAATGCCGCGATGACCGACGCCAGCACGTCGTGGATGTCCGATCGCTCGCGGTAGCCTGGTGTCTGCTCGAGATGGTCAATCGCCGCGAGGTACATGGCCCGATCGGCTTCGCGCTTCGTCTGATCGGCGGCGCGTCGCTGCTTCGTTGCCTTCTGCGCGAGCTTCGGCCTGAGCGAGACGACTTTTCGAGCCATCCCAGCACTATAGCAGATTCCGAAGAGGCGTAGCGCGTGGCAGATTCTTTCACCGTCTCTTCGCGCTTTCTGTTTACCGGCAACCTCGAGTTTCTTGAGTCGATCGCGAAGCTCTCGGAACAGAGCGCGGCCGGTCTTGAGGCGATGGCGAAGGCTATGCGCTCGCTCAACCGGACCATAGGGGCGTCGGTCGGCGTCACGGAACGCGCGACCGCCGGTTACACCGGTCTAGCGGACACGTTTGCCAAGGTCACGGCCTCGGCCGACGGCGCTGCGGCTGCGACGGCCCGTCTGAATCGGGCATCCACGGTAGCGACCCGCTCAAGTGTCGGCGGCGTCGGTGGCGGCCTTTTCGGCGGACTCGGCAATCTCGGCAAGGGACTCGCGATCGGCGGGCTTGCAACCGAAGCGATCGGTATTCGCGGAGCGTCGAACCTTCAAGACGCGTCAATTCAGACCGCCATCGCCCTTGGCCGCTCAAACAAGTACGTTTCAGACAATCTCGTGCCGCTGGCGATGCAGATGTCCATGTCGACGGCGCAGAGCGTCACGGCGTCGATGGGTATTCTTCGCACAATGGCCACCTCGGGCATCAACGACCCGGCGCAGTTGCGCGCGCTCGCGATGCCGATCGCAAAATTCGCCGATACGCAGTACCTCGGAAAGAACCACGTTTCGTTCGACCAGTCGACGGCCATGCTTGCGACTCTCGCACACGAACTCAACCTTCGGACGGCCGGCCAGCTCGCGCCGTTTGCGAATACGCTCTTCAAAATCTCGAACGATATGCCCGACAGTCTGAAGACGGCTGCGAAGCAGATCAAGTATTACGGCGCAAATTTCGCGAATGCGGGGGTCTCGCCGTCCGAGATACTCATGCTGCAGGCCACGGCCGATCGACTCGGCTACGGCGGCGGAAAATCCGGAACGGGCCTCAATATGGCCCTTCGGAATCTGCAGAATCCCTCGGGAGCGAAGATGCTCGCCGCGCAGAGTGCCCTCGGGCTTCTCGGCGCTGACGGGCGCAGCCGGTTCATCGATCAGCGGACGGGTGCGTTCAATCCCGAAGCACTTTTCGCATATCTGAACACGCAGTACAACGCTGCGCGCAAGAACGGTACGGTCGGCACCTACAATCAGGAGCTCGGACGAGCGTTCAACACAAACGCTGGCCTCATCGTCGGAGCGTTTTCGTCGAACGCTGGTATCGCGCAGCGCGCGAACGTCACGGCAACGATGAGCCGCGTCGAGGATCTCCAAAAGGCTCAGGTTGAGCTCATGGGATCGCTCAACAATCAAACGAAGCTCCTCACATCGAATTTCCAGACTCTCGCCACGTTGCTCGCAAGTCCGCTAATCGCGCCGCTCACCTCTCTCGTGGGCAACCTCGCGAAGCTGACAGGCGGCGCCGCGATGTACCTCTCGCAGCACCCTGCGGCGCAGAATATCGCAGCGGGTGGCCTCGCAGTTGTCTCTGCTGCCGGTGCGTACTACGCGCTGAAGATGCTCGGCGGCATCGGTGTGTTCGCGCACGCCGCAGCGAAGGCGGGCGGCATTGGCATTGGCGGCTGGGGACACCTCGGGGGAGCGGGCGAGGGCATCGCGCGCATGGGCGGAGGGATAGGCCGCATCGGGTCGCTGTTCGGAAACGGCGTTGATTTCTTTCCGACAATCGGGCGGCTCGGGTCCGCAATGAAAGACCTGGGCGGTCTATTTCGGACGTTCGGTCGCGAAGTGCTCTTCACGCGCGGCGGCCTCTCGCTACTTGCTGAGACGGTCGGTCGGCTGGGCCTTCGGGCGATCCCGGTCATCGGGAACATCACGCTGATCATTGACGCGATCCAGCAATTCGTGAAGCACGGGACCGACATCAACTTTGCCCTCGGCAAAGCGAACCGGTGGATTGACGATGTGGGTAAGCCTGCGCTCGTCTCGGCGATCACGGGAGCGTGGGCCGCAGCGATGAAGGCCCTCGCAAACGCCCTTCCGGCGCTTGGCGGCTTCATCCGTGATTCGCTGTGGAATAGCATCACGGGCAACGTTGGGGCATCGACCGGCTTTCAGGGGATGGCGATGAACTTCGCGTCGTGGATTCACCAGCAACAGGCGAACAACGACGCGGCTTACCGTGCGGGCTACGGCCTTTTGCCGGCGAGCCAGGCTGGCAACGGGCAGTCGGTTGTCGTCCAGGGCGACCTCGTTCTGCCGGGCGTCAAGAACAAGGAAGACCTCGGGAAGCACTTCCGAGACTTCCGCAAGAAGACGTCGCTCGTCCAGGGCGCTCCGGTGAGCTCCAAGGCACCGGCGTGGTTGACGATCGGGAAGGCTTACGGCCAGTAGCCTCCCGCTAGGCGACGATCTGGTTTATAATGCCGCCATGCATACGGTGCTTTGGCCGGTTGTTTTCGTAGCGTTCGGCTTCGCCGCGATCGTCGCTGGCATGGCGAAGGAATACAAGCTGGCGAGGTGGGCCGGCATCGCTACCCTTCCATTCCTGATCCTTACCATTGCGTTTCCGCAACCTGGCCCTACTGAGCAAGAAATAGAAGCCGCCGTAGCTGCGCAGGCCGCTGCCACGTCGGCACCGACCGATGCTTCGGCACCGGATATGAATCTGAAGACGATCGGCGCGGTTGCGAAAGCTGGCGACGATCAATATCAAGCGTGTCCGATAAGTAAAGAGAAGTTCGATGCGATGACGAGCGCCCTCGTGCAGAGCGACAACCAGGGCTACCTTGATTCAACGTCTGACGCCGTGCTACTGATGCCGGGCATGAAAGTCCGGATATTAGATCATGCCGGGATGCTCGGAACGGTCGTTAAATTGCGGATTCTCTCCGGGCCAGACGAGGGGAAATCGTGTTGGACCGCTGGGGATCAGCAGGGCATTTTCGTTGAGGGCTATCCCTAAAGTCTGAGGTGAGTTGATGGCCTACGCTTCTTCCGAGAACGCAGGCCCAAAGCCGCTCTACATCCAGGGTGCGGCGATCTTCTCGCCCTTCGAGCTTCCTGAGCGATTCTCGCTCGGGTCACTTTCGCATAAGCTCGTCGTCATCGAACTCTTCGGCGGCGGCCGCGTCACGATGGCGGTCGGTGCGCAGCCGAAGCCCGTCAACTGGCGCGGTACATTCATCGAGAATATCGATTCGAAGGTCGCGCAACTCACGTCCTACATGACGTCGGCCCAGGAAATCTCTATCTCGTACGGCTCGCAGAAGTGGTACGGCAAGGTCACCGACTTCACGTTCGACGCCGCATACCTCACGACGAACTACGACATCACACTTGAGTTGACGCGATCGGCGACCGGAACGCTCAACGGGTCCTCGGCCGTCTCCCCCGACGCGCAGAACCAGAGTCTTGCTGGCAACGCGAGTAACAACATCGGGCTAATCGTGACGCAGGACGCGTCTGCATCGACCCTTGCGGCAAACGCGGCCTCTCTGAGCACGACAGTCGCTCAGACGCCCCTCGCGACGTCCTCGGGGACCGCGATCGCGGCGCTCTCGGCTCAGGCCGCGAGTGTTCTCACGCAGGCTCAGGCGTACGCTGCCACGATCCCTTCGACCGACGCGCGGTTTTTGCCGATCAACAGCGCCGTTGACAGCCTCACGCTGCTCGGCGCGAACATCAAATCAGCCGAGACGTCCGCGAGCGTTAAGGTGACGGGCGGAACGATGTTCGACGTGGCCGCGCAGTATTGCGGTGATGCGAGTCAAGCGTTCGCAATCATGACGGCGAACGGCATCTACTCACCGATCCTCTCGAAGACGAACCCGACGCTTATCTTCATTCCGCAGAGTCTTCGGTCGACCACGTTTAAGGCTGCTGCGTGAGCGCATCGTTTAGTGACTTCGTTGATCTTGATGACGTCACGCTCACGCCGTCATTCGAGACATCGGCGCCGCGGATGGTCGCAATCATCAACGGCACGAGCTACGAAGTCATCGACGCATCGGTTGAACTTGTCGCGCATGGCTTCTCAAATGAAGCAGAGTGCACGCTTGCGATCGTCGGCAATCCGGACTTTTCGATCATTCTTGGCGACGCGTCCTCCGATACGTCTTCGACAATCACGACAAATGCGAGCGGCGCGCCGTCATCAATCAGTCTCAATAGCTCGGACCTCTCAAACGCGGAGACGACATCGAATCCGTCCGTCTATTTCGAATTGTGGGCCGGCCTTTTCGAGTCACCGCAGTATGGTAGCCTCGACACGACGGGCATGGTCCGACTCTTCCTGGGCGTGATCGAGAGCTACGATGCGCCGTTCAACGAAGGCGCCGTGACATTCCAGCTTCGCTCGATCGCGGCTGACCTCGCCGACACGAAAATCACGCGGCTGACGATCGGCGAGGTCGTCTCGTCAACGTTTCTTCAAGAGCAGGCGACGGCCGCGGGACTTCTTGCAGTTGGGCCAAATCAGCCGATCGCGAACCCCGTCACCGTTCAGCAGCTTCTTGGTCGCGAGTTCATTGGTGGCGCTGCGTTCGCGGCGACGGTGTACCGAAAGAGCGCAGCCGACCTTCTCATCCAAGGCGCCAGTTTCGACGACGCGGACGTCTGGCTTGAAGACGACACGATTTACTATCAGCAAGCGCGGTACGTTAATCGTGGCACGCCGATCTCATTGGTCCACGGTCGAGACTTCGCGCTACAAGACGGGATAATCGGTAGCCACGCACTCCGGCAGTCGAACAACGTCCAGGTCGACGTGCACTCGTTCAACATCCGGACGCGCGTTGCGACGCGCACGCGCATCACGGTTGATCCGGTAACTCTCGCCGCAACGAAGATCACATCGAGTCAGACGATCAGCAAGTCGATTCCGCTTTACGGGACGAACTCGACGCTCAGTCAGACAACCGGACCTACCGGAACGACGTTCTCCGAAGCAACGTCAACGGGCGGCAGCGTTACATCGAGGTCGGGACTCGCGTCCGGGCCAAGTAACGTCGAAAAGTACTCGTATTACGTCCCGAATCAAAGCCCCGAGACATGCAACACGCTAGCGACTGCGATCGCGCGTCAGATCGCGTCCCTGGAGTATCGACTCGTCTTCACGTTCCCGATGAAGATAGAGCTGGTTTCTCAGGTCAAAATTCGTTCGGAGTTCAAAATCTCGGGACTTCCATACGATCGGTTCAACGCAACCTACTGGCCGCGGAAGATCACCCACAAACTCTCTCTTTCTGAGGGTTGGAAGTGCACGGTTGAAGCGGTGAATCACGCGATATTGTCCGGGGAGCTTTCATAGTGCTCACCGTTGACGATATGGCGCAGGTCTCGCTTCTCATCCAGGAAGCGCTCGCGAATCACATGCCGATCGGTCGGCATGGAATGGTCGTTCCGGGATCTTACAATCCCGCCACGGCAACGGTCGACGTCATGCTGTGCGATGCAGCGATTGTTTTCCCGGGCGATCAGCAGACCCAGCCGATGGTCGAACAGTCCGTTCCGCTCGCGACAACGCACATCGACGACACGTACGGTCCCTTCGGTGGCGAGCCGTGCTTCCTCGCCTCGGTGCAGGGCGGATACGTCGCGCACGTTCATCGGACTCCGACGGCTGGGGTCGATTCGAGTAACGTCCCGCAGGGTGAGCGATGGATACTGCTCCGCAATCCCGCCGGCGACGTGATCGCATCGTACAAGATGACGCAGAACGGTGCGGGCGCAAGCGATGGTCTTGGTGGGCTGCAGATGCTCGCGGGGACGCTCTTTAAGGCGCTCACGGCCGCAGGGCGTGGTATCACGTCGAACGACTCGACGCAGCAGACGATCCTCGGCCTTCCGACGGGCAAGCGCATCATCATCGACGATGCCGCAGGCGACATTCTCATCGGCGAGGCGGGTCTTACCGCGAACGATCGGCTCGTGACCGAGAGCAAGCTGCAGACCGCGCTGAACACGATCATGACGTACATCAACGCGCACGTACATTCAGGCGTTCAGACTGGCGGCGGCGTTTCTGCGGTGCCGACCACGACCCTCAGCGTCACGGCTACCGGATCAAGTACCGTCGAATCGGAGGAGTGATCCATGCCGACCGACATGGCGCGATCGTACGGCGGCGGCATGCAGTTCGCGGCAAACGGCGACATCCAGCTCGTGACGGATACGCCGACCGATCCTGCGTGCACGCGGCAGCACATCATCTTCCTCGTGCTGACGAATCCGCGACTCATCGACGTGAACGGCAACCCGATCTCTCCGCCCGACTCGGTCTACTTTCCGGATCTCGGCGCGGGCCTACGAGCGATCATCGGCAAGAAGCTCACGACGGCCGTTCTGAACGACATCACGGCGCGCGTCACCGCGGCGCTCGCGCAATTCCCGGATGTCGCCGCGACACCCGTTCCAACGGTCACCGCAACGCAGACGTCGCGGAATGCGATTTCCCTTACGATCAGCGCATACACCGCAAGCGGGACGCCGATCGTGATCCCGTCGATAGATATTAGTGCACTGACAGCGGGGGCGTAGAGTGGCAGGCCTTTCGCCGTTATCTGCAGCCCAGTGGGATGCGCTAATCGCAAGCCTCTACGCTGCGGAATGCGAGCGCGGTGGCATTCCGGTCGTCAGCCTCGGCGAGATCTCGCAATTCGGGGCCTTCTTTTACGCAATGCGTACTGCTTTGATGCAGCAAAGCAGTCAGCTTCAATACGGCGTGTATATTTCACGCTTCCAGAATCTCTCGGGCTCCGATCTGGACGCGGCGCTTGCCGCCTACAACTTCCCGCGGCTGCTTGCCTCGTTTGCCGTCGGTCAAGTCACGTGCACGACGAACTCTCCGGTCGTTACGCAGATTGTCGTTCCGGTCGGTGCGACGTTCGGCACGCAGTCCGGCCTCATCTTCACGGTCATCGCCGATCCCACGAACGGCGCGTACTCTCAGGCGCTCGGTGGATACGTCATCTCGCCTGCGGGTCTTTCGACGCCGAGCACGGTGAGCGTCACGGTGCAGTGCACGATCGCGGGAACGATCGGCAACGCGCAGCCGAATCAGATCAACCTCATCCTTGCGGGTCCGGTCGTTCCGATCGGTATCGGCTCGGTCACGAATCCGGCCGCATTCTCAACAGCGATCGACGCTGAATCGGACGCTGCGTATCTTGCGCGCTTCCAGGCGAAGTTCGGCGGCGGGCAGGACGGTGGGTCGGTCCTCTCGATTCTCGCGACAGCCTTGGGCGTGCAGCCCGGGCTGACGGTATCCGTTGCCGACAACTTCAATAACACGACCGCCCAAGACGGCTGGGTGACGATCGTCGTCAACGAACTGGGCGCGACGACCGCGACCGAGACCGAGCTCATCGACAACGTGGAAGCTGCGATTGCGGCAAACCACACGGCCGGCACGAACTATCTCGTGATCGGTTCGGTTGTTACCGCGGTCAACATCACGGCAACGCTCACGCTTGCGGCTGGTGCGGACGTCGTTGCGGTGCCGCAGGCTGCGCAGACCGCGGTCGAAGCGTACATCAACAGCATCGGACTCTCACCGACTGGTGGGACGACGACGCTTTCGATCGCGCAGATCTACCGAGCGATCATTCAATCGTCCTCGGACATCCTCGACGTCACCGCACTCGAGGTGAATAGCGGGACGGTCGAACTGACCGCAGCGTTCGCGAATCAGTTCTATGCGGGGACCGTCGTCCTGAGCGTGGCGTGAGATGGCCCTACTGTTTTTTTGCGAGGATGGATTAAATCCGGTCCCTCCGGGCGTCCTGGTCACGCTCTCCGATGCGTCAGGCAACGTTCTGGCCGAAGAATACACGTTCGCTGACGGTTCGATCGGAACCGATGTGCAGGGCGCCGTTCCGTACTCGGCCACGTTCGTTTCCTCGCAACTAACCGCGGGCCTCACCGTCTCGTTCTTCGGCAATGCGCTTCCGAACGCGGACACGATCGTTCCCGTACCCGGTGCAACCCCGACGCTCTTCTCTCAAGCGGGAAGCGCGTCGTTTCTTCTCGGTCAACTCCCGAAGGGATGGTCGGACCCATCCGACCCTGGCGATGCGATGCTCGCCGGCACGATGGGCGGCGCGCTTGCGACGATGGACGCGTCGATCGCGCGCCTCATCTCATCCATCCGCGGGCAGACGTGCCAGGGTCCGGACCTCGATTCGTGGGCGTTCCAGCTCTTCGGGAATTACGTCCGTCGCTATTCCGGCGAGTCGGACGCGAATTTCTATTCTCGCTGCGTCGCGCTCATGGGGCCACGCAGAACGCTTGCGGCGATTCAGGCCGCGGTCATCGCGTGGTACGCCGCAACGCTCCCGGAGCGGATTGCTGCTGCGTCTCCGGAACTCGCGTTCGACGAATCCGGGCAGATCGATAAGTCGGGCGGATTCGACCTCGTTGTGCCGTCGCTTTCGGCCGCGCAGCTTACGCCGTCCGTCTCCGTGTGGGACGCGATGTCGGAGCCCGCACTGGCTGCGACCTACAGTATCGCCCCGCCGTACTTCGTGATTCAGATCGGATTCACGGGCGCGGCTCTTGCGTGGTACCTTGATCGATCGTATCTCGGCATCAACACGTTCCTACTCGACGAGTACACGGTCTCGCAGAGCCTCACGCCGCCAGATCCGCGACTCGGCGAGTACGTCTCGCTCGTGAAAGCCGCGAGCCGGCGCGCGGTCTACCTCGTTACCTCGACCCTCTAGGAGACTGAATGGGCCAAAATACGGGCATCGCCATTCGTCTCACGCCGAACGAGCAGGGACTGCTTTTTGGTTACACCGATTTTCTCCGTGAGCAGTTAGCGAACCGCGCGCAGATCGGTAAGGGAATATCCGCTCAGCAGGGCACGCCCAACGCCCTGCCCCAGGCATCCGCAACGATTACCCCTTTGGCCGTGACGACGAACGGCACGATGGTCATCTCGATCGGGGGGAACGGCGAAGTCGTCCTCTGCGACGGGTGGCTGTGCGACGGGTGTCCGGCTCAGTCGTTCACGGTTCCGGCGAATGCGTCGGGGTCGCCCCGCAAGGACCTCATCGCGATCCAGTACGCGATCGTGGGCGACGGTACGGAAACGATCGAAGACGAATCCGGTTCCGGATCGCTCTCGAGCGTGACCGAGCCGCTGTCGGCCGATGGCGTGAACTACGTCTACGTTCAGGGCGACTCGACGGGGAATGCTCCTGCGGCGCCGACGGGCTTCAACGCCTTCGCGACGATCGAGGTCGCCTCTGGTGCGACGGCGATCAACGCCGGCCAGATCGCATATCTCTTCCCGACGATGAACCCCCAGGGGCCGCAGGGCGAGCCCGGGGCCACCGGCGCCACGGGTCCTTCGCCGAATCCGCGCGGGGCGTGGTCGGGTATCGCGACCTACGAACCACTCGACATCGTGACGTACGGTGGGTCATCGTGGATCGTTAACCTCGGTGCGTCGCCCGTTGTCGGAACGGTTCCGTCGCTCGCGAATACCGCGTGGACGCAGCTCGCGCAGCAAGGGCCCGCAGGCGCAAACGGAACGAACGGCACCAACGGAACGAACGGGACCAACGGTGCGGCTGGCGCGACGGGTAACACCGGACCGCAAGGTCCGCCGCCTGAGACGACGACAACGGCCGCGAACACGATGCCGCCGGTCGGCTCGCAGGGGTTCTTCTCCGTCGTGCGGCCGAATGGACTGCCGTTCGGATCGTACGTGTTCGTCTCCGACGGCACGAACGCGTTCTACGGCACGGTGACGCGCGCGGGCTCCCCTTTGGGCGTGACCGTTCTCGTCATCCTGGCGGGCGCTGCGGGCAACACGATCGCGAACGGTGCGACGATCGCTCCGGCTGGTATTCCGGGCGCGACGGGGCCACAGGGCGCCCCGGCGGTTACCTCCGGGCAGCTCGTGTACGGCGGAACGGCGCAGACTGATCTCACGACGGGCTCCGCGCTCGTAACGGTGCCGCATCAAGTCACCGGTGCCTCGGCTCTCGTGCGCGCGAACACGGGCGACTATCGACCGATTCAGATCACGTACGATCAGCAACGATCGCTCCCAGAACAGGGACTGATCTACTTCTTCTCGGTGCAGAACGCGGCGACGCTCGATCAAGGGCAGATCGTCGGCGGCATCGGCTTCACGTACGTCATCACGACGAACCTAGCAGTCGCGACCTAGAGGTGCACGTGCGAAAGATTCTCGGCGCACTCGCGCTCGCTTTGCTATGTGCCAATGTGCGCACGCCGGCGATCGCGGAAGATCGTACGATCACGACGTCCGGCTCCGTGCCCTCGGCGAACCAGCTCAACCAGCAGACGCGCGACGATCGAATCGCGCTCGGCCTTCTCGCGCGCGACGTGCTCGGCTCGAACGTTACGAACGGCATGTACGCGAATCTCGCCGTCGTTCCGAATGGCGGAATGTACGTCGAAGTGCAGCCGGCTAACAGCGGCATCGGCTTCGGCACCGTCTATCAGATCAAGCCCGAAGACCCGCTGCCGCTTCCGCAGAATCAGGCCGTCCAGCTCTCGGCCGACATGAATCCGGTCGTGCTCATCGGTCAGCAGAACGGACCGCTCGGCGGCATTGGCCCGATGACGGCGCCGAGCTCCGGGAACTCGGTCATCTATCTCGTCGAAGCGCAGATCGTCGTGACCGACGGCGCGAATCAGACGGTCAAGTTCCAGAACCCCACGGGCGGCGGAACGACGAACGAATCGCTGCCGATCACGCGCTCCGACGTCATCAACTATCAGGTCATCGCGGGCACGCCCGCATCGTCCCCCGTCGCACCCACCGCGACGACGGGATGGGTCGGCATCGCGCAGGTCACGATCCCCTCTGGCACGACCGTCATCACGACGGGCATGATCGCGCCCGTCGCGCCGTTCGGCGGCTTCATCGCGGCCGGCGGATCGCCGAGCGTCGCGGGTCTGACGATCTCAAGCCTCGGCGCCGGTTGCTTGCAGACGAACTCTTCCGGCGTCGTGTCTTCGAACACGTGCACGAGCGGTCTTGGATCCGTCGTTGGTGGATTCCCGATCACGTCAAGCACGTCGGGCGGCGTCGCGTCGGTCGGATGCCCGACATGCGTCACGTCGCTCGTAGGCGGCACGGGCGTCTCGGTCACGTCGAGCACGACGCCGACCGTCGGGCTCTCGCACGGCGACTATCTGAGCCTCACGGGAAACCAGACGGCTGCGGGATCAAAAACTTTTTCGTCAGGAATTACCGCGCCGTCGTTGCTCTCTGCGAATAGCGCGGGGATCGCGGACGACGGTACGTCACAGCACGGCCTTGAGTTGTCGGTTAAATCCGGATCAACGAGCGGTTTCCAATTCATCAACGGTGCGCCCGGGAGCGGATCGGTCGCATCGACGATCGACACGGGCGGCGACTACTACCTTCAGCCAACGTCGTCGACGGCGTGCATCAGTCTCAATGCGGGCGAAGTCGTCGGATGTCCAACGATCTCGAATTCATCCGATGGCGGGATGAATTTCACGGACGTCCAGACGAGCTCGCTTGGATTCCGCTGGCTGAACATCAACTCCGGCGGTATCGGCGAACTCGCGTCGCTTACGAATAGCGGGGTCTTCAGTCTCGTCCAACCCGGCGGGCAGATCGTTGTCGACGGGCTTGGACAGGCATCAAGCGCTTCGATTCAAACCCAGGGAGACATTCTTGTTCAGCGCGGATCAACGAATACGGGCGCCATTTTCTGGGGCAATGCCGCGTCCGCATACGAGTATTGGACGGGATCAAACTTCACATTTAACCAGCCAATCAATGTTCCGTCGGTCGGTCTGACTTTCGCTGGATCAACTGGCCTCGGATACGCATCGAGTTCCGCTGCAGGCGGCATCTCGTGCTCTGCTTTCGACATTTACAACGTCAATTCGCCGTACACGACGTACGCCTGTTACGACATGTCGGGCAACGAAGGCATCGCCGGCAACTACTACGCAGCGTCGCAGCGCAAGCTAAAGTCGAATATTCGATCGTACGGCGAGCGCCAAGCGTTCGATGTGGCGATGCGTACCCGCATAGTTCGTTACTGCTACAAGCGCGAGCACTGCAAGCGCGGCGAGACGCGACACATCGGATTCATCGCGGACGACACCTCGAAAGACATCGCGCCCGCCCACAAAAGCGCGGACCTCAACGCGGTCGGCGCCGTGGGACTTGCGGCCATCCAGTATCTTCAAGGCGAGATCGCAGCGCTCAAGAATCAGATCAAGGCGCTACAGGGACACCACTAGATGCGAAAGACGATCCTTTCGCTTCTTCTTGGGTTCGCAGTCCTCGCTGGATTCGCGACGCACGTGGGCGCGCAGAGTTCGACCGAGCTCATCACCTACAACGAGCTCAACACGCTCGTCGCGAACGGCACGCTCTCCGCGACGGGCGCGAGCGGATGCTCCGTGTCCGGGACAGAGATCGTCTCGCAGTCGTACTTCACGACGTGTATCCACAACAGCGGATCGTGCTTCTCGGGTCAGGGCTCAACGTACGTTCCGACGTACGCCGCGATGATCGCGTGCAAGACCGCAGGCGGATCAAGCACGCCTGCTCCCACCGCGACGCCAACCGCAACACCGACGCCGGCAGGGCACACGAGCGGACTTTCGGTCACGGACGGCTGCATTACGAGCACGTCGCACTGGCCGGCGATCTCGGGCGATCCCAACACACCTGTGTTCCAGGCGAACTCCGTCATTACGGGATCAACGTGCGGCTCGTCGGGTAACCAGCTCGATTCGGGCGACGCGCGTCAGGTTCTCAACGGCGGATCGTCGGTCAACGCCGGAACGGTCGTCGTCGTCGGCGCCGATCTCTACGGTCAGACGCAGACGGTCAACGTCGGCTCGAGCGATTGCACGCTGGCCTCTGCGACGGCGAATGGCACCGCGAAGGTGCTGCTTGTCGATTCCGGCGGGACGATCAAGTCGCAGACCTACGTCGTCGGCAACGGCGCGTGGTCGTATAAAACGGTCTCGTTCACGATCGCGACGACGGGTGTGTACTACATCGAGATCGTTTCGGTGAACGCGAGGGCGACGGCCTCTGGTGCTTACGCGAAACTAAGCCCTCACGGTGATGGGACGATCTGCACGCCGATCTCGGAGACCGCGAGTGCGAAAGCGTTCGTGACTGGCATGACGGTGAGCAGTTCCTGATGGATCCGCGAACCGTGTTCTGCCAAGGTCTCATCTGCGGCACATTCGTGTGTGCGGCAATCGTCTCGTGGATCGTCGGCAATGAGGGATGGGCGGGCCTCTTCGCGCTGCTCGCATTCTTTACGATCGTCGCGTTCATCGGTTCCGATCCCGTCAACTAACTAACCGGAAAGGGAGTCTCCATGAAGTCCAAAGCGGCCATACTGGCGGCTCTTTTTGCGTTTGCGGCGTTCGCGACCGCGACGATCGGCGGTTTCGCCGATACGCCTGCGCTTCAGAACTACGGTTCGCTGACATCGACGGGAAGCGTCGGCGTTCGGAACCTCACGAACCAGTCAACCTGCACCACAACGGTTTCGGGCGGCGCGACGAAAACGATCACGTTCGAAGGTGAGGGCAACGGTCCGTCGACTGGATCGTCCTATATCGCGCTCCCTGATACGGGCACCTACTCGGCGCTCAACACGACGACGTTCCAGGGCAGCACGCCAGCAACGACGGCGACGGCTGACGGGCTGTACGTGACGCCGGTTGCGGGTCTCACAGGGTTCCGCGCGCGCGTTTCATCCTACGGCAGCGGGACCGTGAATATCACGGTGTTCTGTACGGCTGGCGTTCTCGCGAGCACGTCGACGAGTTCGGGTGGCGGTGGCGGATCGGGCGCGACACCAATTCCGTACGCATCAGACGGCAACGGCGTCATGTACAGCCACCCGACGGGCGTGCCGACGTTCGCTCCGGCGCCGACCCCGATTCCGACTCCGGCGGGCGGCGTGTACCCGATCAGCGGCGCACCGACGCCCATTCCGACCCCAACGGGCGGAATCTATCCCATCTCTGGCGCGCCGACTCCGATTCCTACTCCGACCGGGGGCGTCTACCCGATTTCGGCGCCTTACAGCGGCACGACGAATCAAACGCTTTCGCTCGCATCGTTTCTTGGTAGCGGCTGCGTCGCATCCGCATCGCCGGGGACGCTCACGACCGGTACGTTCCAGCCGTGCTTCGAGGATCTCGCCGGCAACGCGTACGTGAATCTCGCGACTGCGTTGCCGAGTGGTTCGAACACGATCGGCACCGTGAACGCTGGTAGCGGATTTCCGACCCCTGCACCGGTGCCTCTCGCATCGCCTGGTGCAACGGCGAGCCCCAACGCGGCTGTTCTCACGCAGGGCGCTCCGGGCGGCTACCCGCTCGGCGTCAACCAGGCGGGCACGTACGGTCAGTGCTCGCTCTCCGCGCTGAACGCGGCCTGCATAATCCCGCTCGGCGGCGGTGGCGGCGTCTCGTACACCATCTCGGGAACCTGGACGGCGACCCTCTCCTTCAAGGGTTCCTCTGACGAGGCGTACCTCGGCCCCGGCTCGGCGACGTTCCCGTGGACGCTGACGACTTACACGAGCGCTACCACGAATTCTTCGAGCACCACCGCGAACGGCACGTTCGCCGGGGGTTTCCCGGCGTTCGCCGCGGTCGAAGTCATCGCAACCGCTTACACGTCTGGAACCGCTGTCGTCACGTGGCACACCTCCACGGCACAGCCCAACGTGCTGCAAGGTTACGCAGGTCAGAACGTCGGCGCGGGCTCGCCTAGCAACGGGCTCTCAAACACCTCGTCAGGCCTTCAGGTCGTCGGATTCAACGAGTGCTTCGCGGTCGGCCAATCCCACTTCGACGCCTGCGTGAAAGATTCGTACACGCTCGGACCCCAGTGGATGACGATCGGCGGCTACACGAATACGGCGACGGCTGCCGGCACCGCGGGTCCAACGGTCCTCAAAGCATCCGCTGGGCGCATTTCTCACGTGCTCATTACGGCAGCGGGGACGACCTCGGAGACTTGGTACGATAACGCAAGTGCCTGTTCCGGAACGATTATCGCCGAGACGCCGGCGACGACGTCTGTCGGCCAGATCATCGTCTTTGATACGGCCGCGCTCAACGGCATAACGGCGTGTGGCGCATCGGGGACGAGCCCCGGCATCACGACGTCGCTTTACTAAAGAAACGGAATCGGAGAACGCATTATGAAGCAGCGGCTACTTGGCATGCTCTTTGCCCTCGTCGCAACGATCATGGCGTTTTCTGGATGCCATTTCGGCGAAACTTCCGTCGCAATCGCTGGCACGCCGCCGCCAGCGCAGTGCTGGATCGTCACGCGCGTCAATGCGTTCGGTATCAGGGTGGGAACGCAATATAACGCTGCCCCGACTACGCTGCCCGTCGATGTCTATGTTGGAATTCCGCAGACGTGCCCGAATGGTATCGCGCCTCCGACACCGGGTCCGACCGCGAGCGGATCATCTTCGTCGACGCCTTCACCGACCCCGACGGCTACGGGAATCTCGGCAGGGCGACTCGTTGCGACGACGCTTACGTCGACGTATCGCTGCGGAACGTTTTCATCTCCCATCAATTCGGGCGGCGATCTCTCGAACTGCCTGGTCGCTTTCGTAAAGTCGCCGGGAAACCAAGGCGTAAACGGCTCTTGGACGTTCTTTTATTCCGGATTCACGGCTCCGCCGGCGATCTTTCCCGTTACCGTCGACAATATTCAGAATCAGGGGATTGTTGACGTATACTCTTCGTCGGTCTCTGGCTGCTCCTCGCTGACCGCCACTACGTGCGGATTTACGCTTGAGGAGAACGATCTCGCGAGCGGCTTCGTCAACGGTACCAATCACGAAGTAATCGAAGTTCTCATCATCGGATCCGGCGCAACCGTTGCGGCTTCACCGACGCCGACGGCTACCGTATCGCCGACGCCGTCACCGAGTCCGACGCCTTCCGCAACGCCGACGGCATCTCCGACGCCATCGCCGACGGCTACCGTATCGGCGACGCCGACGCCGAGTCCGACGCCTTCCGCAACGCCGACGGCATCTCCGACGCCATCGCCCACGCCGACCGGATCGGCGACGCCGACGCCGACGCCGACGGCCACGCCAAGCGCGTCTCCGACGCCAACTCCGACGCCGACAGCGAGCCCGACGCCCACGCCAAGCCCGACCTCGAGTTCGATGTCATTTAACGCGTTGCGTGAGTCGTATTCACCCGTGGCTTTCGCTCCGCTCTCCGAAGCACAGGGATCCGGAGACGAAAAGAATCTCGCAGTTGATCCGCTCACCGGAATGCCGCCCAATGCCTTTCATAAGGGATGGCTTGGTGCAACCGGTACGTCTGCAACGGCGAATCAGACTGGCTGCACGTCCAATGGCGTCGGCGCGGTTTCGTTTAACGGCACCGCAGCGAACGCGATGGTTGCCGAAGGCGGCCTGACGAGCTATATCGGATGGAACGCTACAAGCTCGACGCCCCAGCCGTTCGCCGAAGAAATTTGGTTTAAAACGAGCACCGCGGGCCAACCGCTCGCGGGATCCGTGGGCGCTCCTGTTCGATCTGCTGTCACGGGACCGTGGAATCTGGTCGGATACGCAACGAATTACACGGCGAGTTCAATCTCAGGTTCGTATGAAGTTGATCGCGTTATTTATCTCGACGGAAGCGGAAATATCGGATTCTACCTAGAGAATTCTGATTTCACGAAACAATCGATCGCATCGTCGGGAACGAATTTCGCTGACGGAAATTGTCACCAAGCGTTTGTAACCTACGTGCCGCAGACCGGTGGCGCTAATCCGCTCATTACGATCTACGTCGATTCAAATCAAGTCGCTCAAGCTAACGAGAATACGGCGAACCCATTCCCGTTCTACGACAACGATTCGATCGGATTCGTGCCGTTCTATGGTATCAACGGAACGACGGACGATTATTTCACGGGCATTCTCCAGGACTTCGCCGTTTATAGCAACGAGACGTTCACGCTCCCACAAATTCAGCAACTCTATGCGTCTCGGACGAATACGATCTCGGATGCGGCGAGTGTGCCGGTCGTAAAGACGGCGAAATCATTCGTCAGTTCATACGGCTATGATGCTGGCGGAATTCAGGGCGAGTCTTCATCGTACAACAAGACGTACGTCTTCCAGGCGAACGTCACGGCTAACCCGAGCGCGGTGCAGACTGTCGCGTTTGACAACACAAGTTATCTTTCAGCGGGGAGCGTCATCCTCGCGGGCGACGGTGCCAATCGTGAGGCCGTCTACCTCACGGCGGTGAACACGGGCTCCAACACCGTGACCGGCCGTTTCTACTTGAACCACGCGAGCGGTTCAAACGCTTACAACGGCGGTCTTTCGGCCAATCTCAATCAAACGATCGCCGCTTTCGAAGCAGAATTCGTTCCGGGAGAGAACGCCGGCCTCCGCGACGGATACACCGGCGGCTCAAACCTGCTATCTGCGACGGATCCGGTATTCCAGGCGCTCTGCGCGGCTGGAATCACGCACGCGTACGCAAATGAACTCGGCCAAGCGAACGGCACGTACAACGCGCCCGTAAGCCAGACCGTGTTCGACCAACAGGTCGAATATAACGGCGGCCCGTCGTGCATTAATTTCATCGAGGGATCGAACGAACCCGACGACGGCAACGCCTCGAACTGGGAACTCTCCGCGTACGCCCAGATGGGCTACCTCGCGACGATGTCCCAATATTACAACAAGAACATCCTGCCGTCATCTCACCCCACGTCGCCGCCACTCCTCAACGATGGCGTCGGTCTTGGACACCCGAGTTCGACGTCAGTTGCCGAACTTAACGCGTTCTACGCAACGCTCGGCAATACGACGATCACGCAAGCGATCACCGGAAGTACGACCGCTCAAGCGGTCAACGTCGCGACCGCATCGGTGTTCGTTGTCGGCCAGCCGGTTCAAGTCGTCGACGGCGCGAATAGCGAAGTTGTCTCAGTTACGGCGATCAACACGTCCTCATCGCCAAATACCGTAACCGGCGTGTTCACGCTCAATCACGCGAGCGGGCTCGCACTTAACAGCCCGACGTTCGCGCAGCTCGTCGATCGTGGAAATATCCATTGGTCGCCGGGTAATACGTTCTCGCCGGAACTCTTCTCCGCGTCGAATGCGGAACCGCCGGAGACGTGGTACGAATACGCAACATCCTACGTTCCCGGGGCCGCTCCGAAGACGGGCGAATTTGGGTACCAGGATAATCAGGCGCTGACAGGCACCTCGACGAGCGTTCTGCCGGCGCCGATCTATGCGTATTACATCAATCGCACGTGGGCCGAATCATTCCGCAAGGGCTTCGGCGTGCTGTACGAAGACAACGCGAACGACACGTACTTCCAAAACTTCGGGTACGAAGGCGCGGTCATCGATATGTATGGCAACGTGAAGCCACCGTGGTATGAGACGCGCTCGCTCATGCAGACGCTCGCGGACCCGAACCCGTCGACGACCTTCACCCCGACGCAGTATCAGGTCAAAGTGACCACGCCGACCAGCGTGGGCAACGGCGTCACAGCGAACATCAAGACGATTCCGTTGCAATGGAGCACGGGGCAAGATTGGCTGGTCTTCTGGAACGCCGACACGGCCTTCCCGATCAGCGGTCTGACCATGACCTCGACGCCGCTTCCGTACTACCCGCAGACCGCGACGTTCACGCTCCCCGCGGGGACGACGTGGGTCCAAGTCGGGCAATTCGGGACGACGGAGCGTTCGGACTCGTCGTGCCTCGGCGTGACGCAGGGACGCGGCGGTATCTCGGACTCGTGTTACGCCGAACTCAATGCGGATCTCGCGACTTTCAACTGGACGTCGCCGACGGTCACAGGGTCCGGCGGCAGCACGCCTTCAATCACGCTGACGAACATCCAGGACAATATCCAAGTGATGACGTGGGGAACGGGAACGGCGCCTGCGACACCTTCGCCGGTGCCGAGTCCGCCTTTCACTCCGGTTCCGACGCCGGCAGCGACGATCGCACCGTCGTATACCGCGCCTCCGTCCTAGGAGCGTTACGTGATGCAGAGGCGCATTCTCGTGGCGCTCCTACTCGTTGGATTGGTTTTGACCGCTCGATCCGGAATGCATAGAACGATTGCGATCGCGGGTACGCCAACGCCGTTACCTTCGGGTGACTGTATCGGCTACGTCGCGCTCGTTTCGATTCCGGGATACGCGAAGGGCCAGGTCTATCTCGCGTATCCCTCAGGCAACCAGAACGACTTCGTGCGAATAAGTCCCGTGCTCTGTTCGTCGATTCCGAACCCTGGCGCATCTTCGAGCGCAACGCCGACGCCCGGACCAACGGGATCGCCGGGGCCGCCCACGTGCGCGGGCTATGTCGTGGCAAGCCCGATGCCGCGTGGCGCATTACTCTCGACCGTGCAAGCGTATATCGGAACCGTTTTCATTCCGATCGGCAGCGGATGTGAAACCGCTCCACCCTTACCGACTCCTTCGCCCACCTAGTTTCCGAAAGCGGTCTTTATGCGTCAACGGCTCGCCGTACTTACGGTCGTGCTTCTTATCGCATTTTTATCGCTACCCGCATGTAAAAAACTCATGTCTCCCGCGAGCGCGGCGACTCCCGTTCCCACATCTACGCCGCAGCAATGCACGGGCTTCTTAGTTCTTCAAACGCTCAAAATCGGGCAGATCATCGCCGGTTTCCCGACGAGCATTTTCCGTCCGATTACGACCGCATGCTCCGCGTTTCCGATCTCGGCTCCGACCGTAGCGCCGACCGCATCACCCACGCCAAGTCCAACGCCGACGCATACCCCGTCGCCCACGCCGTCCCCGTCGGGAGCGCCGACCGCAACTCCATCGCCATCACCGACGCCGAGCGGCGTGCCGACTGCGTCACCGACGCCCTCTCCAACCCCGACGGCATCGCCCACGCCCACGAGCACGTCTTCTCCGACAGCCACGCCGACCGCATCACCGTCACCGACCCCGACGAATACGTTCGGCGCGCTCTACTATGATGCGAACGCGGACATCGGGAATACCGCGATGTCGACGACCACGTTCTCCGTGACCGGGGCCGCATCAAATCCGTATCTGCGATCGGACGGCACGTACTTCGACATCATCGTGGGCACGCCGGGCGGCGGCGTAAGCATCACCGCATCTCCGGGAGCGATCCTCAACGGCATCCGTAACGGCGCGGCGCCGGCAACCTTCACGTATTACGGAATCGGCTCCGGATCGCCGACGTCGTATTGGACGCTCGACTCGAGCGGGCAGCTCGCGGTCGAGTACAAGGGGCCCTCCGCAACGCCGACGCCGACAGCCAGTCCGACACCGTCTCCGACGCCCACCGCAACCGCCACGCCTACCCCAAGCCCGACGCCAAGTCCGACGCCAACCGGAAGTTCCTCGGCAACCCCGACGCCGTCGCCCACCGGAACGATCGCGGGCCTCGCGCCGGCCGCATATTACAGCTACGTTACGCCCGTTCCGACGACGCTGCCGAGCGCGATGCCCACGAATCCGGCGTACGTTCAAGCGTTCTATGGCGAGCTGCAACCGTATCCGCTCGTCACGCCAAACCCATTCGCAACCACGTTGACGATGACGAATCCCGGATCGGGCGCGGACGTTTACTGCGAGCTCTATCCGCGCAACGACGGCGGCGCCACCGGCTACATTGACGCGTGCGTCAATAGCTCGACCACGACGACCGAAACGGTCGCGTTCCACGCGAACCAAGTCGTCACATACGATTCGTGGGATACCCAATCGAACATTGACGACAGCGCCTCCGGATTCTGCCCGAGCTTCACGCCGCTGACGTATGACGACGAGTCGTTCCACAACTGCGCGATCGTCATCACCGAAGGCGCGAACGCAACCTTCACGCTCTCGGGCGCGAACGCGATGAAGCCGGGAGCGGTTCGCTTCTTCCGCCTCTTCAACGGGACCGCATCAAGTGCCGCGTCCCCGACGCCGGTGCCGGTCATCACGCCGACCGCATCGCCGACGCCCGTTCCCGTATCGTTCCCGGGCGATTTCCCGACCGCATACGATCAATACGTAAACGCGCTCATCGCGCCAGTCCCGACGACGACCTACTATCCGTTCGCGACGACGCCGACGTTCCACATCGGATCCACGCCGGCGAATTACGAATCGTTCCAGTACACGACGAGCGCCGGAGCCGTGCTTCTCGTGCCGTACTTCCCGCAGCCGAGCGCAACGCCCGCATCGTTCAGCATCAACGTCACGAGCACGACGCCCGGCACAAGCATGTATCTCATGAGCGTCACGGCGTTTTTGCCCGCTCCCACGGCCTCACCGTGCCAATACGGGCAGGGGCTCAACCTGGCTTCGTCGCCTTCCCCCACGAGCACCGGATCGCAGACCGCGTACGGCATGTGCGCGCCGGCCGTTCTTCAGATCGAAGCCGGACCGCCGACCCCAAACCCGAGCCCGACGTATTCACCGTATCCCGGAGCCACTGCGTCCGGTTGTCCGACGAACATCATCTCCGCAGTCGGCGGACCGTTCCCGCCGTGGTCACGGCAGTGCTACTTCAATCAGAACATCATGAACGGCATTCTGCCGGCGAACGCAACGCCTGATCCCAACGACTCGCCGTATATGGCAAATTCGGGCGTCGGAAACGGCCCGGCTCCGCTTACCGCGGTCGGCACGATCTTTGGATCGCAGGCTTCGGGATACGCAATCAACTACGTGACGAACGGATCGCCGTCCGTACCCGTGAATCTCTCGTGTACGCCCGGCCCGTGCGGAACGATGAGCACCTCGCCGATCTGGCTGCCGACCGATTTTCAGATGCAGGGCGCTCCCGACTGCCATACCGAGCTCGCATATCCGTCTCTCGGCTACGTCGAGGACATGTGGCAGGTCAATAAATACCGCACGCCGATCTGCACAAGCCCGGTCTATCAGGGCGCACCGTTCTCCTCGGTCACGGCCGCACGCATTTCGATGAATAGCGACGGCGCGCATAGCACCGGAGCCACGGCATCAACGATTTCGCCGGGCATCGGCACGATCAAGCCGTGGGACGTTCTCGATCCTCGCGTCTCGACGTTCCCGACCGCGATCCAGATCGCACCGCCCTGCACAAATCACTTCTCGCGGCCACCGTCGTGGGGATCCGATGCGGGCGTGGGTTCGACGTGCAGTGGCGTGCTGCCGCCGACAGGAACGTTCGTCTACTACAAGTGGTCGGGCGCGTCAACGAA